TTATAAAATTGAACCTTTGAATCTGTACTATTATAAATCATGGCACCCTGAGTAACAGTAAGAGCATCTCTTTGTGTAGTAGTCAATACGGGAGGATAAAATGCCCCAGTAGTTCCAACGGATTTCATTGCTGGCGCAAAAATTTCACCAGTATTGGCATCTAAAGTAATTCCTGTGCCAACTTGTACTTTATTAGTATTTCCATCAATTGTAACTGAGGAAGAACCAACGGTAAGAACACCAACAATTCGTGCATCACCATGAACAAAAAGACTTGTTCCAGATGCACCAACAGCACCAACAGTTAATGTATGTGTAGCACTTGTAGTTCCAACACCAGCATTAGAAAGTGTATGAATACCAGTGGCATTAATACTCCATAAATCTTTCTGACCTGGAAGGTTGGTAAGTGCTGATCCATCTCCTTCAAAACTTGTTGCTGTTATAACACCAGTAACATTAATACCTGAATCACTTGCAGTAATAATACCAGCACCTACATGAAGTGATGGAGTAGTTACGATACCAGCACTAACACTAACTCCAACTGTATCAACAATTATTCCTGCCCGGAAGGTGCTAATACCAGTTGAATCTACATGTTTTACATCATCATATGTAATAGTTCCCGCAACAGAAACATTTCCAGTAGCATGAATATCACCACCAACAATTAACGCATAAGAAGAACTTGCTGTTGTTCCAATTCCTACACTTTTAGTAGTGTGAATACCGACCGAATCAGTAGTCCATGTTCCTGCAGCACCTACACTACCACTCCCAAGAGCTGTACTTGCAATACCTACCCATTTCTGTGTTGATGCTTCATAAATCAACATCGATCCTGTAGTAATGCCAGTAAAACTAACATCATCAAGATCCTTAATAAATCCAGCACCACCACCACCAATTGTATATAATTGCTGTTCAACTCTATTGACAAATAACCGATAATTGGCAGCTAAATCTTGAAGAGTAGCAAATTTTTGATCTGTTGGTGTAAGAGGATCATTACCTTGCTTTTCTGATGGGTCTGGCTGTATGGGGCGATCATTATATACTTCTTTTAATTCTTGTTGGGTTTCTTTTAACTCCCCTACAATTTTATATAACTCAGAAATATTAAGAATTTTACCATCAACTCTTTCATCCAGTTTAGACAAACCCTCCTTCAAATCTTTTATAGGATCATCATAATATTTTGGTTCAGGAAGATTAGCAATCTCTTCTTTTAATCCTTCAAAATAAGTCTTAAGAGTTTTATTTGATTCATAACTTTTATTATAAGATTCTGCAATCTGCTTTTCAATCTTTTGCCTAGCTTCATTCAGTTTACTTAGAACACTCTTCTTTAATTTTCTATCATCATCTTTAAATTGATCCTTATGTTCCCAAATTTTAAGAGCAGTTTCTTTTAATTCCTCATATATCCTATCTTTAGTTTCTTTGAGATCTTCTCTTACTTTACTAACTTCTCCTCTACGTTCAAAATCTTTAGTATCAAGACTTTCTGAGAGAGTATCAATATCAGAATCAAACCTAGTCTTAAGATCTAATATGTGATCATTAACTTTAATAAAATCATCATCAATTACACTAAAGGTTTTACCAATCCAAGTAAAATCAGGAACTTCATTAACTTCATTAACCCATTTAGGGAAAGTGGGAATATCTGCCTTAACTTTATCAATTTGTTCACATATTGCTTCTATCTCTTGATCATAATATTTTGGTTCGGGAAGTTCATCAATATTCTGATTTGTGAGATCTAATTTATGTTCAATATTTTTAATCTGTTCATCATAATACTTTACTTCAGGAAGATCTTTTACTTCTTCCTTTATAGTATCAATCTGTTCACATATTGCTTCTACTTCTTTATCATAATATTTTACTTCAGGAACTTCTGGAATACAATCATGAACTTGATCAATATACTCAGTAAGTTTTTTTAATTCTTCATCATAACATTTAATTTCAGGAATATCAGGAATATCCTTTCTTACATCGTTAATAAGACGTAATACTTCTGTAAGGTCACCTGCTTCTTCTGCAACAGGTTCTTCTATTGTCTCTTCTACAATATCTTCTTCTTCCTTTTCAACAAACTCCTCAACCGAGGGTAAATCTTCTTTTATAAATTCATCCGCTGATGGTAATTCACTTAAATCTTCAGTGAAATCATTGATCGACGGTAACTGGTCGTTTGACATGGTATGAGTAACTTAAATACTTTGGGATTTCTCTCCCTTTTTTATTTATTATCTTTAGGTAGTCCGGACTTTATAATTTTTGCAAGATCTGCTGTAGATCCTACAAAAAGTGCGTTATTGATAGTTGATGGTCCTTTTTGTTTTGTTTCTTCTTCAACATCTTTCAACTTCTTCTGAAGATCCATTAACTTATCAGTAGCATCAGAAACACTCTTAATCAACTGTCCAGCAACTTCATATGCTCTAGGCATTTCACTTTCTTGTGCTAATTCAAGAATACCATTAATTGCTTCTTGACCTTTTTCAATTATGCTATAAAGATTACCCCTTGTATATTCATAATCTTTGGTAATATCATCTTGAGTAAGTCTATCTGGTTTTTCTCTATCTACACCAACAACAACTTCACTTTCATCTACCGCAATTTCAGTGGGAGTAATATTAAAAGTTTCATCCAATTTTTTCGTCATCTTCATTATAATTTAATCCCAACTGCCATCAAATCCAAAATCATCTCCAGTCTCAATTAGAACATTATCAGCGGCAGTTATCTTACCAACATTAGCACCAGCAACATGACCAACTGCTGTAGTACCATCTTGTCCTCGGAGAACTGTAAGTTTATTTCCAGTCTTCTTGTCAACATACAGCTCTTCATTATCAATTACAATATATGTATTTTCTGGAATATTAGTGGCATCATTAACTTCAATATAAGCATCTGCTAAACTTATATCATTAGTAAGATTAGTTGCAATATCTCCATCATAATTCTTCGTTGCTCTAGGAGTAACAGAGTATGTAAGATCTCTTCCTCCAGTTCTAGAATCTGCACTGGAAGAATCTGCAGCAATATATCCAATAGCAACTTTCTTAATGATATCGTTACTAGCAGTAGATACGGGACCAAACAGATAAGTCTTTGCTGTAAATCTCAATGTATATAATAATACTCTTCTAGTACTAAAGTCACCTTCATAATCATCAGTCATAGTGATATTATCCAAAATCACAGGAATATCTCTTTTCTCTCCAAGTGATTCTACAAGATCAACTGTTACACTATATGCTGGTTGAAAATAAGGTACTATCTGCTCCACCATTTGTAAAGCATCATCATTTAATTTTGTCATAATAGCAAGTTCAAATTGCATATTATACGGAACCGGCATATATGTCTTTTTCTCTACCGATTTATCAGCACTACTCCCTGCAAGAAAAGTTTGAGTAGTCGTTACTTTTCTACTGGGGTCATATGTCATTCCAATAAATTCAAATGACATTCTTGGTAATGTCATTTGAACAGATTTATTCAAATTGGGAGATTGCTCAAGCCTTGCTAAAAACTTTTGAGTAGGACCATATGCAAGAGGTACTTTGATTACACTTGTTGTATTGTCATCACTATCCGTATGCTTGATAGTTATCCCATTAAATAACGTACCAAAAGAAATAATAGTTTTTCTTAATATTTCGTGATAAAAATACTCAAACATTATTCAACACTTTTAATAGCTCTATTTATGGATTTCCAAAAGGATTACCCTCAGAGAAATCTAATATTGCATCTGCTGCTGTCTCAATATTATCATTATCTGCAAAAGGAGTTACAACATCATCTGTATTATAAACTCTAAGTTTTCTAGTTGCACCACTTTCTGATCCAGTAAGTGTTTCTCCAACTATAAATGATCCAGAAACTATTTTAACCGTTAATATAGAAGTTGAGGTATCCCAACTATTAACAAGTGCAGTTACACTACTACTAGATCCAGTAACAGTTTCATTAAGAATATAATCACCACTACTAGAAGTATCTGGTGAAGATAACGTTATAGTAGGTGCAGGACTACTAGTTCCAAGTACATATCCATGTCCAGCATCTACTATCCTAATTGACGTAACTATACCA